TGTCGGTCGAGGCGGCCGACAGCGAGGCGTTGATGGTGAAGGTGCTGCTGGTGGGCACGCTTTGGACCAGATAGGCGCCCTCCAGCGTCAAGCCACCCACCGTGGTGGCGGCGCTGAGCGGGATGTTGAACAAATCGCCCACGGCATAGGGGTGATCAGCAAGCGTGACGGTGACCGTCGGGCTCGATGCCGTCGTGTCGAACACCGGCAGGTCACCGCCGGCCGCCACCGAGCTGCTCGCATTGGCGCCCGCGTCGATGGTGTAGGTGTCGGCATCGACCACCGACACCACGGTAAAGGCGCCGCGCAGGATCAGGCCACCAATGGAAATCGGCGTGGTGATATAGATGCTGTCATAGGTCGAGGCGGTGATGGTGGCGTCGTCAATGGTGACGGTGCTGCTGCCCATCGTGGTGGAGAACGAGGGGGCGACGTTGCTGGTGTGGGTGCGCGGCGTCACGTCGGCCGCCTGTCCATCGGTGATGACGGTTAGCGAATTTTCGCAGCCGACCCCGAGGTGCGCATCGGCTCTGATGCCCTCCCACGCGTGCAGGTCACGCACTGGAGAGCCGAGGCTGAGAGGGTAAAACTTCTGCCATCCGCCGAGCTTTTCCGGGAGCACGTCGGTGCCGGCCGCGCGGAAGCGGATGAGCTGACTGGAGACGATCTGCGCCACGCCGAGGGTTGGGGTAACTTCCGCATTTACGCCGGGCACAAGTTTGACGGTGGTCAAGGGCATCGGCGTTTATCCCCGCTGCGGCTGCGCGGCCGGCGACACCGGATAGGCCGACCACGAGCTGGCCCAGTAGTGTTTGCGCAATTCTTCGCCATTGGCGCTCTCGAACAGCGTTTTATATTGCTGCTCCCAAGACATTCCCATCTGCGGATCGGATGCCTGCGTGCCAAAATTCCGCATGTAGCCGGACATGAACACCATGGAGGCGGCCATGAACAGGTCCGGCAGGCGGTCGGTGAGGAACGTGGTGGGGTTGGCGCTGCTGAGCGGGGTTGGCCGATAGGTGCCAATGATCTCGATATTGTACGTGGCGTCCGGAGGCGGCCCGACAATCACCGTCCACTGGTCCTGCATGGCGAACATTACCGGCAGGCCGGTCACTGTTGGATCGCCGGGCCAGAGGAAGTTGATGGCGTCGAGCGAGACCGGCACCAGCGAGGCGCGATTGCCGGTGGTCTCCGTGGCGCCCGCCGGGGTGAGCACGCTGAAGATGTTGACTGCCACAAAGCTGTCGGGGATCGTGTAGGTGCGCTGACCGACAACACAGGTCAGGCTCACATCCCCCTGCACGGTCTGAAGCAGGTTCAGCTCGCGGTAGATGCGCTGTTCTGCATAGTCGATGCACGAGGGCAGGATGTTGTCGAAATCCACGTCCGGCGATTGCGAGGCAATGAGCGTCTGAAGCGCCAGCTTATACGTGGTGTAGTTGTAGGACATGCCAGTAAGCCCCCTTGCTGACCTAGCCGGCCTTATACATCACATCGGCTGGTTGCGCCAATTGTCCGACGCGATCAGCACCGCTGTGAAATAGAGGATGGCCTTCCACACCGGCACGCCATCCTCGACCAGCACGCGATAGAACTCGCCGGCCGCCATGCGCTGCTCAAAACGCTGGGCAAGGAGAGCGTCGTGCACGATGGCGGCTCTGGCCGTCTGCGGATCGTTGGCATCGATCAGCCACGCGATCAGGCGGGATTTCGGCCGCGTCACCAGATCGCTCACAAAGCCATCGGGCACGGTCAAGGTCAGGCCGGAGCCCGGATGGCCAAGCTCGCGCAGCATGGGCGTCCCGACCAGCACCCATTGCCATCGCCCGTCGAGGGCGGTGATGGGCCAGATGCCGGTTTCGTAGGCCACCTACATCCCCATCATGGGCATGTTGAAGCCGGGAAGCACTGTCGCAATTGGTGTATAGACTACGTAGAGGATGCCCTGTCCTCCTGCTGCCGAGGTGCCTGTCCCGCCATTAGTGATATATACTCCACCGCTTGCGCCACCGTAATTTCCGCCAGTGCCTGATGTGGCGTTTGAGGCAGTGGCCTGAGCGGCTCCCCCGCCAGCACCAGAGCCATGAGAGGCATCCCATTCCGAGCCATTGCCGCCATTTCCGCCTCCGGCCGCGCCGCCTACCCCGCCATATCCCGCATCACCATATCCTCCCGCAGTAACACCACCTGATACAGCGGTACTATCGCTGCCAACTCCGTTTGGGCCGCCAGCACCACCACCTCCCGAAGCCCCTCCGGGGCTTGGGCTTGGCATATTACCCCTACCCGTCCCTCCAGCATTTTTATTCGTTCCAACACTGGGATGCGAGGCCGATCCACCGGGAGTGCCATTCGCAATTGTTCCACCTGTTGCCGCGCCCCCTCCTTGTCCCGCTCCAGAACCGACACTTGATCCGGTAATTGTTGTCCCATTGAACCAAGTTTCAGTAGCATCTCCCCCAGAGGTGGCGCCATTTGTGCTTCGGGTTTTACTCACGCCACCCACACCAATTTGGTATTGGATACCATCTCCCGGCGTAGCCGAGAAATTGAGAATTTGTGCCCAGCCGCCACCTCCGCCACCAGAAGCACCCCCAGCGGCGGTCGTTTGACGAACGACACCGCCACTGCCACCACCGCTAAGTGTCTGAATGTTATTGGCAGACGAAACCCAATCAACAGGGATGGTGTAGGTCAGAAGAGTGTTTGTTGGGGTGGTAAGAAATACCTGCGTGGCAAAATCATATTCCAGTCCCGGCCACCACTCGGGGTCGCCCCACTGCTCGTTGATCAGATGACCAATGTCGATTGGGAAGCCATGCTCCTGCTGCTGAACAATCGCCCAGAGGTAGGCGTCAAAATCCTCTCGATCATCCAGCCAACCTTGCCACTTGACCTTGCCGTCATTGAGCCGCAGGCGCACCCGGAAGCGGGTCTGGTTCTCGTTGCCGAATTGGTCCTTCTCCTGCGCGCGAGACGGCGTACGCCACTGCGCCTTTGGCACAGGCATCAGAACCTTGTTCTCATAGGGACGAATGATCTGCATCAGACGGGCCATTCCATTTGATTTAGCAGGTTGCGCATGGCTGCGGCTTGTTTTGTGGCAGAGATTTTGGCAACGGTGGCAGGATCATGGCCCATCCCGGTCAATTCACGACGGTGCGCATAAGCGGCAATCTTACCCGCACTGATCTGCGCGCCATTATCGTTCTTGCGGCCACGATGTGCCGCGCCGATCTTGTCTTTCGTCTCCTGCGAATGCGGGCTGCGTCGATTGCGAGCGGCTTTCAGTTTCGCCTTGTGCTCTTCCGAAAGGGGCTTGCCCTTAAAGCGCGCCGTCATGGCCTTGCGCCATTTTTCGGTAGGCACTCGTCCAGCACTGTTGGTGTTGCCCTTCATCCATTCAGACGCCAACGCCGGGTCTGCCCCGTGCGCGCGACGGCTGAGATTGTAGTGGCGAACATCGCCGGGCGGGATGAGATCAAGCCAGCGCTGCTCAATAGCTTTTACTTCAACATGATTTTCGGCTTCGATGTGTTGAATGATCCGGCGGCGGAAGTCTTGCGGGCGCTTACGATAAGCCCGCTTCATCCGCTTAGACCCACAAACATACCCATCATCAGGCGAGCCGAAGTGAGAGCCGAGATAGAACATCCCAGCCTTCTTATCGCGCCATAGATAGATAAATCCGTAAGCCATTGATCTACCTTTATATTTTACTGTAGTGCATAGATACTATACGTGCTAGTACCCGCGATGCGCCGGATGGAAATGATGAACTTGTCGCTGTTGGTCGTGGTCAGCGGCGAGCCCGTATTCGACCCCACGGTGAAGCCGGAGAAGGTGATCGCACCGGCCGTGGCGTCATTGGTCACCAGAATGTCCACGGCGCAGTCAGAAGCCGGCGCGGTCCACGTCGCGGCGCCATGGTTGGTGCCGTACTGGTAATTGCCCAAGCTTGGATCGACCGTGAAGCTGGTGATGTTGCCGAGGTTGTTCGGCGTCACCGTGTAGCCCTTGGTGATCGTCGCCGTGTTGCCGGTAGTGAGCACGTTGCTCGACGTGCCGGGGAAAGCAAAAGAGGTGCTGTCCGTGCCGGTCAGGGTCAGGCTATTGGAGGCGGTGAAGGTCTTGCCATCCGCCACGGCCAGCGTGGAGCCGGTTGCCGGGGCGGTGATCGCCATCTTGTTGATCGAGGTGGCCGAGGCGGCGCCCAGCGTCGGGGTGACGAAGGTCGGGCCGGTGGCGAACACCAGCGCGCCCGATCCGGTCTCGTCGGTGACCGCCGCCGCGAGGTTGGCCGAGGACGGGGTCGTGAGGAAGGTCAGGATGCCCGTGCCAGCCACGGTGATGCCCAGCGTGCCGTCACCACCAGAAGTGGTGATCAGACCGTTGGTGGTCAGATTGGCCAGCTTGGCGATGGTCGGGGTAACAATCGTCGGGGAACTGGCGAGTACGGCCGAGCCGGTGCCGGTGACGGCCGAGATCGTGGTGCCATTGATCTTGAACACGTTGCCCGAGCCAGCCGTGTCGAAGGTCTTGTTGGTGAGGATATCGGTGGTCGCCTTGCCCACCAGCGTGTCCGTCGCAGCCGGGAGGGTGAGCGTGGCAGTGCCCAGCGCCCCGGTGGCCGGCTGCATGGTGATGGTGCCGGAGGTGGCATTCTCGAACGCCACCGCGCCCACCGAAGTGCCCGCCTCGCCCAGCGTGATCTTGCTGATGCCATCGGTTGTGAAGCCGGGGATGGTCTTGACCCCCGTGGTGCCGCCGTCGCCAATGATCATGGCGAGATCGGTGAGATTGCCGGCGGCCGAAACGTTGCCCGAGCCGGCCGGTGCCGCCCACGTTCCGTCACCGCGCCAGAAGGTGCTGCTGGAGGCCCCGGTGCCGCTGTTGAGGTTGGTCACCGGAAGATCGCCAGTCACGCCGGTCGAGAGCGGCAGTCCGGTGCCGTTGGCGAGATTGACCGCCGAGGGCGTGCCCAGATCGGGAGTGACGAAGGTCGGGGAGGTGGTCATGGCCACGTCGCCGGTGCCGCTGATGGCGTACTCACCCACCACGCCGGCATTGTCGAAGAGCACGCGGGTATCGGTGCCCGAGCTGATCGGGGTGGTGCCGACAGTGATCCCGGCGCCCGGAGGCACGGCCCAGACACCGTCACCGCGCCAGAACGTGGTGTTGTCGGCATTGGTGCCGCTATCGAGATTGGTGACGGGCAGATTGTTGACCACGCCGCTGTCGAGCGGCAGCCCCGTAGCGTTGGTTAGCGTGGCCGCCGAGGGCGTCCCGAGGTTCGGGGTCACCAGCGTCGGGGAGGTGGCCCGCACGACGGCGCCGGTGCCAGTGGGCGAGATCGTCCACGACAGCCCGAGGGTGCCGGTGGTGGTGACAGGTGAGCCGGTGACGGTGAAGTCGGCCGGCGCCGAGAGCCCGACGCTTTCGACAGTGCCAGCAACGATGGGGATATTGTTCGCGTCGGTGATGCGTCCGGCGGCGTCGACCGTGAATTGCCCCACATGCGTGCTATCGCCATAGGTGCCTGCCCCGACGCCGGTTGGCCCCAGTGCCAGATCGGCAATGTCCTGCGTCTGCGTGCGGCGGGTGACGAAGCCGCCGGCGCCATCCGACTGGTCCATGGGCACCCACTCGGTGCCATCGAGACTGGTGGCGACAGGGAGCTGCGTATAGCGAGTGTTGGCCATTATGGGGCATCCTCACGATTGTTGGCGACGTTCTGCCCCACCGTTGGAACACCGTCCTGCGTGATCAGAACCTCATCGTTCTGTGTTACCTGATAATCGAAATCATCGATCAGGAACGCTTCGGGCCGGGCGTTGAGCGTAGGCATGGGGTCAGGCGGCAGCAGGCGCGGTTTGAGCTGCGGCTGCGGCACGTCAAGGCAACGCTGGCACACCAGCAATCGCAGGTTTTGCAGCTTCGGCCCGGCCCACTGATACTGAAATTTTAGGTCCGTGATCGAGTACCAGATGCCGCACCTGTCGCAGACGGCAAACGACACCGGATGCGACGGGTTGACCCTTGCTCTACCGTGAAAGCGCCATGCCATCGTCGCCCCCTACTGCGGCCAGTAGTTGTTGAGGCCGAGTATCACGTACATGGCGACATTCTCGACGTTCTGCTCGCGCGCCTCGGTCAGCCATTGCTGCGCCTTCATGTCGAGCTTTTCGGCACGATCCGGCGCATAGCTGGCCGCGAGCTGGGCGGCGAGACCCCATGCCAGATCGTTCAACCACAGGGGCGGCAAATCGAGCGTGACGCCGCCGCCGACAACGGCATCCTGCGTGGCCACGCAGCGATAATATTTGAGCGTGTAGGTCTGCTGGTCATCAGGGACCTGCCAGAGTGTGATCGTTGGCGAAAGCAGCCGGTCGAACCAGAACACGGTCGGGGGCGCCTGCAACGTTTTGTTGGGATAGGACGCATACTCGGTGCGCGACACCGGCCAGATGATGCGGTCCACCATCGCCTCGCCCTCGCCGGTCGATATATAGGCGTCGAGGATCATAATGGTGTTGTCGGGGACCGAGTAGGTCGCCGTTCCAGCGCTCAAGACCTGCGTTTGCAGATCGACCGTCCACAGGTTCGGCGTGCTGTTGCCCCATGCCGACAGCAGCAAGTTGATCGCCATGCGCGCGTCCACCATGTGCTCGGCCAGCAGTTGCGGGCGCCGGATACCGCACAGGCTGAAGGCGTAGGTGATCAGATCGCCGCCGGTCGGGTTGAAAGTATAAGTGCCGGAGGTGGCCATGGCACCCTCTCAGTTGATGCTTTCACCTTGCAGGATTTTGAGCGTCACATCGGTGCCCGTGAGGGTGCCGATGTTGGCCCGAATGGCGGTGACGGGCGCCGTGAGAGAACCGCGCGTGGTGGCCGTGAGAGCCGACCCCAGCGCCGTCCACACTGGGGTGACGTTGGGGTTCATAATGTCGTCCAGCGTGGTTTCCAGCGTTACGCTGAGGGTGCCACCGCCAGTGACCTTGATCACATCATAGGACACCAGAAACGGAACGATGCGCCAATCAAGCGACAGCGGAGTTTGTGTTCCGGTGGTGGTGTAGGTAACGCTAATTGGCTGCATTAGAACGCCCTCTTAGATAGATAGAAGGGCGAGGCCACCCCCAGCAGCCTCGCCCATGCCCCCAACCTGTTCGCCCAAGGATTACTCAGGCTTGTCGGTCGAAGCAGCGGAGCTGAGCGGCGAGCAATCGGCGCCCACACGCCCGCCCATTTTGCGGCCCGGACGGTCGAGGCGCATCATGGACTTCTTGCCCTCGACGGCGCCCCCGTCCTTGTATTTGGAACGGGCTTCCGCAGCGACCTTGGGATTGCCGGAGACGAGCGGGGCGGCCGGATCGGCAACCTTAACCCCTCCGGTCATCTTGGTCTGACCCTTAACGTTGTGACGTGCGCGGCTCATGGATGAGGCTCCTTAGAAATTGGCGTACTGCGTCGGGCCGAACAGCCCGGTGGCAGTGCTGAGGTTGGCGACCAGCGGGGTGATGTAGAAGCCCAGCCGGTTGGTGCCGCCCGTCGAGGCCGTTTGCAGCGCATAGGTGCCGCGCACGTCGCCGGTGGTCGCAGAAGGCGTGGTCGTCACCGCCGCCGTGAACCCGGTCGAAGCCGTGACCCATGCGCCGTTGACGCTCAACTCCGTCTGGTTGACGTAATCGGCGCGCAGCGGCAAGCCGATGATATCGGTGGTGCCGGCCGTCACCGCCGACCCGGAAAGCGTGCCTGCCGGGGTGATCGAGAGGATGTACTTGAACGCCTTTTTGCCATTGGCGTCGGCGTTGTTGCCGCCCGTGATCGTCTCGGTCATCGGGTAGCCGTAGATATCGAAGCCATTGACCGTGAAGGTCGCGCCGGTGTCATCACCCCCCGAGTGCACGCGCACCGCGCGAGCAATCAGCGTCGTCGGGTCCCAGATGTGGACGGGTCCGCCAGAGCCGGTCCCGCCAGAGCCGAAGGCCAGCCCGGAGGCCGCACCGTCGATGGCCAAGAGCCCCGTCACCGTGGCGCCGGTGTCGGCACGGGTGATCGAAACGCCCACCGTGATACCGGCGCCGCTAGCCGCCACCAGCGTCAACGGGGTCCCGGCAGTCGGGGTCTGCGAGGCGGCGATATTGTCGGCCGCCAGCGCCGACGGGATGGCCTGAATGACCGGGATGTGCGTCGAGCCGAGGAAGCCGTACAGGGGGCTCGCGCCGCCCACCTGATAGGTGTACGGGGTGCGCGGGTCGAGCAAGCCCGAGCCCTGATCGAAGAGCGACGGCCCGCGATCCGGGTTGTAGTCAGATTGCGGGTTCTGGCCGAAAGTGACCAGAGGGCCGGCATTTGCAGTGATGGTCATGTCCGGTCCCCTTAGTTGGTCGGGAAGCTACCATAAGCCGCGCGCGGATCGTTGTAGCTGAAGCTGTAACGCTCATAGCCCTTGACCAGCAGGTTGTCGGTGGTGAACTCAACCTGCATGTCGGTCTCGAACGCAATGCGCTCCAGATACAGCAGCCCCTCGATATTGGTCTTGAGGAACCACGCGTAATTGGAAGTCAGGAACTCCGAGCACAGATAACCATCGGGCAGGCCGCCCGAGGTGCTGAGGATCGCGTTCACGTCGTTGTCCGCCGTGCCCGGCCGCAGCTCGGTCTTGGTGAGGCGGATGGCCACCGGCTCAAGCGCGTTCGGCACGATGAGCTGCCGCGCCTTGGCGAAGAGCTTGAGGCCAGCGTTATCGCGGAACGTGACCGGGATGGTGGTCATCGCGTTGAGGAGCGAGCCCTCGTTGAGGTCGACCTGCACGGCCGGCGTGTTGGCGAAGCTCGATCCGTCGATTGGGTGATCCGTGGCGAACAATGCCTTGCCGTCGCCGCCGATGGCCGGGTTATAGACATTGCCCGAATTGAGCACGTCCCACCCGTAGATTTCCTTGGTCTGCGCAAACGACTGAAGCAGGCCGAGGTTGGACGGCTGGAACTGCGTTTTATACAGGTTGTCATCGATTGCCTTACGGGTGATCGCGTACCCGAGGGCGATTTCGATGTGCTCCTGATTGTAAACGTAGCGCTCGCCGGCATTGTTATCGAACCGGGTCTGACCGCCTTCAGTCTTGAGCTGGGCGAGGCCGAGGTAGCGCATGGACGCGGTACGTTCCAGAGCCATGTTCGACTTGCCACGGCTGAAAACCTTGTCCCAGCGCGTCGGGATTTGGTCGTACTGACCAGTGACGCCGCGCAGGCCCGGCAGCAGCA